AAATGCATTTGATGTATCTGTAAATGAAAAGGTTTCGTTACAGGTTGAGCAAGCACTTGTTATGCAAGATGCTGAGTATACAAATAAATTAAAAGATCTCTTAATTGCTATTGATAATGATCACGGCAAGAAATTAAAGAGTGTTGTTGAGTCAATTGATTTAAACAATACACGAAAGCTTAAAACAGTCATTAAACGGTACAATAAAATTGTTACTGAGCAAGCATCTAAATTTAAGCATAATATTGTCAACAAGCTTAGTGATTACATTGAGCTATACCTTGAAGAGAAGATTCCACAGAAGGAAGTTCTTCGAGCTGTTCAGAATCGACAAGCTTCTGTTGTATTAAATAATTTGAGAGAGAGTCTGGCGATTGATTCGTCATTAATGAAAAGATCAGTTATGTCTGCCGTATTGGATGGCAGTAAACAAATAAATGAAGCTCGTCGAGAGCTTGAGACGACTAGAAGGCAGAATTCTGCTTTAAGAGAGAGCCTTGCAACTGTGCAAGCCAATCTTATTGTTGAACAAAGAACTTCGAATCTACCCGGCAAAAAGAAAGAATATGCTAAGCGTGTTCTCGAAGGTAAAACACCCAAATTTATCAACGAGAATATTGACTACACATTAAGTCTTTTCGATAAAAGCCATGAAGATCGTCTCGAAATGCTAAAATTTGAAGCTTCCAAAAATCTGAGTAAAGCAGATGTAATTATAGAAGAAGACGTTGACTACACTCGGTATAATAACCGTAGCAATAATAATTCTAATAATACAACTGCTCGATACATGTCAGAATTAGGCAAGTTTTAATTAATTTGGTAGAAATACAACTTTTGTATTTGAAAATCCTAAATTTACAAGCGTAAATTTATGAGGTCGAAAAAAAGTCAAAGAAAGGAACAAACAATCTAATGAAACAAAATAAGCCACAACAGTCTTATATTGATCAAGGTCGTGCTGCAGCTCTTCTAGAAAAATGGGGCCCTGTGCTCGATTATTCTTCCAGGAATGTAGCGCCAATCGAAAACGAAAACACGCGTCTTAATACCGCAATGCTTCTTGAGAACCAAGAAACGTATTGCCTACGAGAAGCTGGCAACACAGTCGGCGGCGGTGCATTTGGCAGTAATGCCACAGGCGGCGTCCAATACGGCCCTCCGGGGAATATCTCTTCCGGGGATACGTATGCCCAAGGTGATGCTCGTTTACCGAAGATCCTGATTCCAATGATTCGTCGTACTTTCCCTGAACTCATTACTAATGAAATCGTTGGCGTGCAGCCGATGAGCGGTCCAGTTGGTCTTGCGTTTGCTTTACGTTATAAGTACAATACTACAGGTCTCGGGACCGGTGGAGTTGATGGTGGTGCAGTTGCGAATACCTCCCCTCACAATGTACCTATTAATGGAGCAAGCCCTGACGGCAAAGAAATCGGGTATCAATTCCTTGATACCCGATTTACCGGTACCTCCTCGAGTCGGCTCTCCGGTGGTTCTACGTGGACGTTTGCAGATCAAGACAGAGGTGTCGCTGAAATTCTTAAGAATTTCGAAATTCAGAATAATATTCCAACAGTGGATATTAGCTTTGAAAAGACAGCTGTCGAGGCTGGAACACGTCGACTTGGTGCCCGGTGGTCGGTTGAATTAGAGCAAGATGTAAAGAATATGAACGGTATCGATATCGATGCTGAGATCACGAACGCAATGTCGTACGAGATCCAAGCTGAAATCGATCGCGAAATGATCGTTCGTATGATTCAAGCAGCTCTAAACAACCAGTATGGTGGGTATTCCGTATGGAACCCAGCATCTGCCGATGGTCGTTGGATAGTTGAGCGTAATCGTGACTTCTACCAGAGATTAATTATCGAAGCGAACCGTATTGCTGTTCGTAACCGTCGTGGTGCTGCTAACTTTATTGTTGCAACTCCTCGCGTCTGCGCTATCCTTGAGATGCTCCCTGAATTTCAGTGGGTCACCGTACAAGGTAACGTAAATACACAGCCAGTTGGTGTTGCTAAGGTTGGTAATCTCGGTGGACGTTTTAACGTTTATCGCGATACTCGTACAGAAGTTCAGAACCAAACTACTTATGGTGACCAAGGTTATACAACTAACACTGGTTCTATTGAGTATGCCCTATTAGGGTTTAAGGGTTCTGAGTTTTATGATACTGGTATCATCTACTGCCCATACATCCCAGTGATGATTCAGAGAACAATCGGTCCTAACGATTTCGCACCACGTGTTGGTCTTATGACCAGATACGGGGTTGTTGATAATATCTTCGGTTCAAGCCTGTATTATCACGTGATTCTCGTTCAGGGTCTTGCTACTGCGTTTACACCAGGACAACAAAGCGTATATTTTTAATAGTTTTAATTAACTGTTAGATCTAAATCAGAAACAC